AACTCGACATCGCGCGCCTGCACGATTTCCCAGGCTCCGTCGTCGGTTTGCACCGCAAAGCTGTTGCTGCCCGCAAAGAGCTGCAAATCCGTGACGCTCGACAGCGCCCCTTCGACCATCTCCACGTCCATCACATTGCCATTATCGAACACTGCCGAGGGTCCGGGACCAAGGGCGCTTAGCAAGGTGCCAAAGCTGGCTCGCGTATCGATTGAGCCGATCTGCACAAACGCATCTGTTGCGGCTGAGCGCCAGACAGCCAAAGCCCCCGGCCAAGGGGATGCATGGACGGCAAGCAGCGGCTGATAGGGCGGGTCGTCGTCAAACATCTGCGGCAGATCCAGAAACTGCACCAGCGCGCCCCCGAAAGGCGAGATCAGCGTAAGTGAGGTGCCGCGCGCGCTTCCGACAGGCAGATCGTAGACCAGCCGGTCAGACCTTACCGCGTCAATCCTCTTGTCTTCACCGTCACTGACCTGCACCACGCGGTACTCCACGCCGCGTCCATCATGGCGCAGGGTCATCACATCGCCCGCATCCACCGCCACGCGCGAGGGTGGCAGCCTGAAGGATGCGCCCTCGCGACCCACCCACGTCTCTTGCAGCGCGCGATTGGCCTGGCGCTCGGACATTTCCGGTGGAGCCGCAATGGGAAAACCCTCTGCCAGAATGCGGGTGGAGTCGACCACCGTGCGGCGTGCCTCAACCATGACCGCGTCATAATCCTGATCAGCGCGGGCCAGCTGCCATTTCAGCGCCAAGGGCAGTTCGGTCTCTTGACCCCGGGTGAGCTCGATCACCTCGCCGGTGCCGCTCTGGCCAATGACCATATCGTCAAGTGTGACCTCTGCCACGGGGCCAGCGCCGCGCATCACGAACCGCAGGCGGCCTTGGCTCTCGATCGCGTCAAAGCCGAAGTGGCGCTGCAAAACAGCAATGGAAGCGCGCGGCGCCTCGATGGCGCCGATAACATAGCCCTCAACCGCACCCCAGAGACCGGTCACGTCTATGAGGTTTGCAGGCATCCCGGCGCGCAGGCACAGCTGGCGGACCATGGCTGCGAGGGAGACAGAGCCGAGACGCCCGTTCAGCCAAGGACCAAGCCGCCAGCTTTCGGTATCACCCCACACTTCGCTCAACGCCGGGAAGTAAGGGTATGGCCGCGCGTCCCAGCCGCAAGCGGCGCATTCGGGCAAGTGCACCATCCGCCCTGCATAAAGCGCGGAAGCGGGGTTCTTCGCCGTGTTGCCCCAATAGGTCAGCGTGGCCTCAAGAGCGGCGCGCTGGATCGTGTCGTCACGCCAACCGCGCGAAAAGTAGGGCGTGCGGCTTTCCGAGGATTTGGGATCAACGAGCGCGTTTGGTTGGTTGGTGCCCCGGTCGACAGCGGGGCAGCCAAACGCGGTGAACCAGAAGGGCTTGGATTGCGGCACCCATGCGGTGGGCGTGGCGATCTCGACGCCGCCGGGGCGGTTGAAATGCGGGTTTGACCACCAGCTGCGCAGGTCCTTGTTGCGATAGACCCAAGGCTTGCCAGCGTCGCCAGTGCCAGTGCCAGTGCCAGTGCCAGTGCCAGTGCCAGTGCCAGTGATCGGCGTGCGCAGCTGCGCCAGGCGGTGCCCGTTGCTGGCATAATACCAATCAAAGCCTTCGCCGCCCGCTATGTTGGACAGCAGATAGCCCTGATCGTAAATCGCGTGCCAGTTCTGCGCATCGAGGTGATCATAGCCATCGCGCCAATCTGACAGCGGGAGATAGTTGTCGATCCCGATGAAGTCGATATTGGCATCTGCCCAGAGTGGATCGAGATGGAAATAGACGTCGCCACTATCATCTTCGGGGCGATGCCCGAAATACTCAGTCCAATCTGCCGCATAGCTGGTCTTGGTACCCGCCCCGAGTATCCCGCGCACATCGGCCGCAAGACTGCGCAGCTGCTGGATTGCCGGATAGGTTCCTGCGGCTGAACGCACCTGTGTCAGCCCGCGCAGTTCGGACCCGATGAGGAACGCATTCACGCCACCGGCGGCTTTGCACAGATGCGCGTAGTGCAGAACCATGCGGCGCAGACCCCAATCGCTGGGGGGCCCGGTAAACGAGACCTGCTCCCCCACAACGGAAAACTGCCCGGGCGTGGCCGATCCGAACAGGGCTGCGATCTGGGACGCGGCGGATGCCGTTTTGTCGACCGTGCCCGCAAAGCCCGCAGCCGGGCTGCAGGTGATCCGCCCGCGCCATGGATGCGCTGGCTGCCCCAGCTTAGCCGCATTATCCGAATAGGGATCAGGCAGGCTGTTGTCCGCGGCGATATCCATCAGCAGGGACGGATAGAAAGTGACCCGCAGCCCGCGCGCCTTGCACCCCTTGATGGCATCGACAATCGATTGATCGGCGGGGGTGCCGCCATAGGTCGGGCGACCTTCCGTTTGGCTGACCAGATAGGCGTTCGCGCGGGTGACACCATTCACCCTCCATGAATAGGGCGACGTGTTCCTGACCGCGACCTCGACACCCGGGCGCAGCTTGAATTGACCTGCGCGCAGATCAGTGCCGAACCACGCCACAACCAAGGAGGTGCTTTTGACGCTGGGCACCATCGCCTGCAAGTTTTCCAGCGACAGCGTGAAGTTGGATTTGGTAGTGCTGGCGACAGCGTTCTGGGCGGATTTGAGGCCTTCTGTTGCGCCGCCGAATATTCCCAGATTGGGGCCTTGGGAGCCGCCTGCCTGCGCCATGACAATACCGGGCGCATATACAAACTCGCCCGACCCCGGGATGATCGCGACAGCTGGAACCAGCCCCTCGGCCACGTCGGCGTCCGGCAGCGGGCGAAACACCTCGAAGGTCAGCTGTGGCAGACGGTTGCCGAAATCCTGAAGATCAAGCTCCTCAAACACGACATAGGCCAGTCCGCGGTAAGCTGGCGATAGCGCTGCACCCATCCGTGCCACGATTGTGGGATCGGGCGTTTGCGTCTCATTTCCAAGGTAGACCCGCACACCATCGCCGGTGATATCCAGCGGCTTGCCGTCGGCCCATACCCGCCCGATACCCGTGATCGGCCCATCGCAAAGGCCGACCGCGAAGCTTGCGGTGTAGAAATAGTTGACTGTGGTGGCCGTGGCGCGCGGCCCGAAGAGACCATAGCGGCGCGGGCCACGCACGGTCGTCGTGACCGCACGCTCTTTGAAATCCGTTGACCAGATGATGTTGCCCGCGACACGCATGCGCCCGAACACGCGACTGATGACGGCTCCCTCTGTGGAGCTCGAAACCCGCAAGGCATCGATCCGCGCGCCCTCGAACCTCTGGTTTTGATTGCCCGCGACCAGACCTGCGTCGATCATGCCGCCAAGGCTGGATCCGACAAAGCCGCCGATTGTGGCCGCCGAGACGCCGAGGATGGTGCCACCAAGGCTGCCGCCGATTGCGGTACCAATTGCGCCTAAGACCAAAGTTGCCATGGTTCAGATATCTCCAATGTCCGGGAACCGGAACACAAATGCCGCGCGCGCCCACCACGCTGCGGTGATCGCCTGCTCAAGGACGCCGTGCACCGAATGCCCGTGCACCATCCGGTCCGGGGCCACCAAAATGCCCGCGTGCTTGGCAATCGCCCAAGACCGCATCCGAAACAGCACCACATCGCTGGGCTGTGCCGCATCCTCAACTTTGATCATGCAGCCTGCGCAGCCATCGCGCAGAACCTCCTCTGCCCGCACCTCGCCCCAATCGGCGGAATAGGGCGGCAGGCCGGGTGCCTCCAAGCCCACCACATCACGCCAGACCCCGCGCAAAAGCCCGAGGCAATCGCAGCCCACGCCGAGAAGCGAGGCCTGATGATGATACGGCGTGCCAATCCAAGCCCGTGCCGCCGCGATTACGCGGTCCGGATTGGCGGCGCGCATCACAACACCCGCCCGTCATGGCCACCGCCCTGCGTTGCATAGCGCAGGATGGCGTCTTGTCCCGGGATGCTCGGAAAGCCGCGAAAATTGACCACATTGTTGAACCGCGCAGCACAGGTCTCGATCCGCTTGTCGCAGCCTGCAAAGGCGACAAACGCATCGCCGGGCGCGATGTCATTGATCGATTCCGCAAAGAGCGTCAGCCGGGCCCCGCTGCCAGACAGCTCGTGCAGCATGATCTCGGCGCGCCGCCCGGCATTTGCACCATTTGTCCATTCAACCGTGCCTGCATCAAACCAACCTGCCCCAAAACTGCCCAAATCAAAGCTGGAGATCACCCGGCGCCGCAGGACGCTGCCCACCGTGCCCTCTCCCCGGAAAGCCGTATTGCTGAGATCAACACCGCAGCGCGCGTCGCCCAAGGCCGCGTCGCATTGCGCCTGATAGGCGCGCCCGACCTGCTGGTTGAGCACATGGGCCATGCTGCGCACTTCCGCCACGAAGGCAATCCGCCCGCGTCTGATCTGGCCGATGGAGCCGCGCCGCAACAGCACGCGCTGCTCGGTGTCCTGCCAGTTGACGCGCCAGACCTCGACCGAGGCGTTGTCCCAGCGCCCGTCGAGGATGTCGGTCTCGGTGATCCGGTCCGAGGACAGCACGCCCTCAGCGTCTTGCGCATCGACCGACAAATCAGAGCCTTGCCGCAGCTCGGACGGGATGAGCCCGGCTTCGCTTTCAAAGCTGGTGCTTTCAAAACTCAGCAACCGGTCATGGTCGGTAAAGCCAAAGACCACGCCATCGGCCCGGGTGATGCGCCAGCACCAGGCCAGTGTGGTGGTCCCGGATGCGAAATGCGCCTGCAGGTCATCAGACAAGGTCTTCATCTGCGCGCCTCGATCTCATCCATGACGGCGAGCAGCCCCGCGAACACGGCGCGCGCGCCGTCTGCCAGGTCAGCACGATCCCGCAGGGATTTGACCAATGTCTCGACCTCGGCAGGCAGCGGATAAACTACATGCGCGGTCGGCAGCCCTGCCTTGCCCATTGTAAAGGCCAGCACCCGACCGCCGCGCCGGTGGGCCCCATGCAGAACGTAGGCAGCGGCTGCGATGCTGGTCGGGGTGGTGAGGGTCGCGGCAAGCGTATCTGCTGCTTGTCCGGCCCGCGGCGCAGGCAGCAGCGCCAGATCAGCGTCCAGCAGTGCCACGCGCGCCATGTGGGCTGGGTGATGTGGATCAATCACCACATGGACTGCGCGGAACGCGGCCAGCCAGTCGGCCCACTCCTGGCGCGTAACCGTGCCCGCGGTCATGCGCTGGCCCACGGGGTGCGCTTCGCAGGCGTGGTGCAGATCGCGCGTGGCCTCGTACAGACCGCCCATCATTGGGTGGCACCATCGGGATTGCCGCCAAGGACGATGACGCGCGTTCGCCAAGGCAGGCGGCGGGGGAAGGTCTCGAAGCTGTCTTGTCCGGAGGAGAGGCTTTCACCGGGGGCCAGCACCCCAAAATGTAATGCCGGGGTATGGGCAATCCAGAAGGTCCGGGTTGTGGCGGTGAAGCTGTGGGTGGTCAGATCATGGGTCATGCGGGGGTGTCTCCTATAAGTGTCCAGGCGGCGCCTGCGATCAGCAGCGTTGCGGTTGAAAGCAAGCCGGTCCAGCTGGTGACGCTCCAGGGATCGGCACCAGTGCCGGTTGCCTGCGGGCTGTCAGCGGGGTCGTAGAGGGTCCAGTCGGGGCCGGTCTTAAGGAAATACCAGCCGTCGG